TTACAAGAATGCACAACCCTTGTCATTCCCTGGTCGGGATGCAGGGGGCTTTATTGCCGATCCAAGGCTGAGAGAACCTCTCACCATAGCAAAGGCTGTTCAAACTTGTTTGAATCGAAGTTTGATTCGAAAACTGCCTAACACCACACTTGAATTTGAAGAATGGTTAACAAATTCATGTCGTGATGACGCTGTTGCACTAACATTATATCCCTTCAGAAATAAAGGTGATAAGGCAATACGTGAAACACGCTTCTATGATTTATTCATGTGTTACTCAAAGGAGCAAAATTTTAGAAACTTTCTACTACGTGCTATTGGTCTTGATTATATTCGAGCACTAAATACACTACATTATCTCTTCGCTTTGGAAGAGACTTTTGGAGTGGAAGACATCTTATTTTGCGAGTTGATTAGCGATTTGGACGAACAGACAGGCAATTTAACCAATTTATTAAAAGCTTCTGATTGTAAACAGCATTGGAACAAGTTTACCGAGTTGAAATGTTTGACTGGTTATCGGCTTGTGCCATGGCCTGGCTTCGACGTGAACGAGCAGACTGAAGAGTTGGCACACGGTTATGGCGATCAGCATCATCTCTTTTTCACATTTGAACATTGGCTTGCAAAAGCAACTGAAGGCGTCACAGCTAAGCCAGTTGCTTATTTGAGCTTGCGTGCTTGGATTGAAGCAGGTAGTTGGATTACTGCGGGAAGTTCTAGCGAGGGGATATTGCAGGTTGAGTTCGAGGGTGAGTTATATAACGTGAAATGTCGAAAGAATTTCATTCTTGATGCAGTCAGTGTCGATGATCTACTCATTCATAGTGAGAGTGGAGAACAAGTTTCGAAAGCTTTCATCAAAAGTGAACTCGGCAAAGTACGCGTCGCAGTTTGCAGTGATATAGGGACGTATCTCTTGCTATCATGGTTTTGTCACATAACTGGGTCAAGCTATAAGCATTGGAAATGGACAACTAGGAACGAGAATGGCGAAGAAAAATTGCAGCGGATGCTCGATATGGTTGAACAAATGGAAAGAGGATTGTTTGGGATGGCTTGGGATTTTCAAGGGTTTGAGAAACAAGTCAAAACATACTACATGATTGCTATGCTTGAGAGATTTGACAGGGTTGGGCGATCAAATGTACCAATTCCTGTTCTTCACGATTGGCTCAGAATGAAAGCAATAGCAATAAAAGGTTTTTACCATTCCACTATGATCACTCCTGACGGGCAACATACCTTTGATGTGATGGATAGTTTGCCTTCTGGGACGTTTGTAACTTCCTCAACTGGTGATGCAGTGGGTTTGGTTGCTGCTGAAGCTGCACTGACGATACTGGAACTGATTGGCATACCTAGAATTCAAGACGATGGCGTAAGAATTCAAGGAGATGATGCATCTTATGTTGATCTATCTGTCCCTAAGTTGCAATTGGTTGATTGGGTACTGGGAGCGATGAATTGGAAAGCTGCTACGGGGAAGTTTGGCATAACTTCTGGTCGCACTGAGTTTCTACGTGTTGGAATAACCTCTGGAGGCTGTCTAGGGTATTTAGCTAGATCTATTCCTTCCTTGACACAACGAAAGCCTTGGAGTGACACTCCTCCTACTCCTCTAGATGCAATAGAATCCAGC